CACATTTTTTAGTATATAATCGCGTTTAGTATTCTTTACTCTTCCTAAACTACTTATAGCATAATCACCGTTATATCCTTCGATACTCTTCCATACTTCTATCATACCGCATCACCTCTAACTAGCAATGGATAATATGTCTTAATTATTGTAGTAGGGTTGTCACTCATAAAAGGGCAGCCGCAGCTCATCTTACCTTCTCTACACTTGCCATGTAAGCAGTCAGGCCCAGCCCACGCGAACATTTCCTTACCATCTGCTGTTTCTAGCAAAGCCTCCCATATCTTAAGTGCCACATACTGTGTTTCCTTTGTGTTTCTGTTACATGCTCTAAACCTTATGAAATTCAACCATGCCTCATGATTACCTTGGATTATCAGAATATTTCTTAAGCCCTGCGGCGCCAGATAGCCCGCTGTATCGTTATCTACACCAGCATCTACAAGTGCTTTATATTGCTTCATAGATGCGGCGCAGGAATCAAGATACGCTTGTTCATAACGCGAGCCTATTAGCTCATAAGGTATCACAAAGCTGGCGCTATCACTATAGTCTGAGTATTGCAGCGATGCTGATACGAAATCAATTCCAACATGATGTGTCCTAGCTTGTGCAAGAAATCTCCTAGAGGCGCCTACAACTGCTATAATTATCGGGGCAAATCTCTTTATGGCTCCATGCGGCATCTTGACTACACGTTTAGCTGCCTTGTGTTGCCCCATAGAATCTTCATACAGCTTTTTCAAATCATCCATATTTTTAATCTGATGTCCTCTCTGCGTTAGCTTAGCTAGAAACATCATCATACCACCAGGGCATGAATGCGCCTCATTAATTACTGCTACTTGAATATTTTTCATATCCATTTCCCCCTATTAAATTCTAGGCAAAGCATCATCTACTATTGACTTCTCCTCATCTGTTAAAGAGTCGTAGCTATCCTTAAATGCCTTGGCAATCATTAGATAAGCAAAGCCTAAAGTAATAGTATCTGCGTTTTGAATTATAACTGCGTTATCTTTATTGTTATCCCATCCTATAGTTACAAAGTCTGTAAATCTATCGATACTATTATCCATTGTTACTGTGCAGCTAGGGACAAAGCTTTGAGCTCTGCCTCCAGCCATAACCTTTAGTTGCGCCATGTGTAGCACCTCCTATCTAATATCCTTCATCCTGTCTTATGTGGTTCTCAATATTCTTTTTTAAATATTCTTCATATATGTCATGCGTATCCATCTCTAACGCCAGGCCAATATTCATTATGAAATGAAATGCATCTATGAATTCTCTCCTGGCTGCCTCCCACCTGGAAGCAGTCTCATCATCATCCCAGTCGTATTTTTTCCATTCCTTAAAGTAGCGTAATTCTCGTAGCATTTCATGTAGCTCTTGGTCTACATATTGTGCCTGGTGTTTAATATAGGTAGTACGCTCTAACTCATTTTTAAAATTTAGAAAGCCTAACCGTTTCTGCATCTTCTCTTGCATTTTGTACATCATTTCCAATGTCATATCTAATTTTATTAGCTCTAAGCCATTTACCTTTGCACCTGTTGTCACAGCGCGTTTTATAGTATCTTTAGACACACCTAGTGCATCCGCCGCCCTTGCTAAGGATTCATATTTTGCCACAAATTTTCCATTATTGTAACACACTACTGGATAACCATGAGTATACAAGTTATTATATTGTACATCGCACCATTCAAGGTTTTCTACAGTATTATTCTGTATATTTCCATCCTTATGATTTACGTAAGGTAAGTTATCAGGGTTAGGTATGAATGCTTCAGCAACCATTCTAGATATTCTCTTAGATTTAACTTTGCCATTCACACACAATGTTACTTTCAGATACCCAGCACCATCACATTGAGGCACCATTATTTTATTACGTCTATTTGACCTAAGTCTACCCTTGTTACTTATTGAATAGTACCCTTCATATCCAACCACGTCTTTCCATATTTCCTTATCCATATACACTCCTCCTTTTATTTTACTGTAAACACCCTAAAGTTTATCTGCTTGATACAGTCTGCGTAAACCTCTGGATACTTCTCTTTTAATTTTGTAGTATCTACTCTACTTTGACTTCTAGGTGACCATTTGATTATATGGTCTTGAGTATACCCTATTTCATTGTTCTTAAGCGCATCTTTCAATCTATTCGCAGCTTCCTTCTCAATTGCTTCTAATTCTTTAATCTTTGCCCTGCATTCCTTAACTGTAGCAGCTAGCTCATTCATTGTTTCGTCCTCTAAAACTATTTCAGAGCCCTTAATTACTTCTGAGTTTTCATTAGCTACGTACTCGGAATCCGCATCTGTTCCAGTTAACTCAGGCTCAATCAAGTTCTTAACGTGGTAGTTCCAGAACCTGTCAACCTTTGGGAATATCTCGTCTCTTAATAATTCATCGTTTCTCCATACTTCATAATGGTAAAACTTGTTGCCCCCAACTAAGCACGCTATAGCACCGTATTCTAATCCCGTGATCCATAGGTACCAGTTTAATTGGTATAAGTAGCTTATAGGAACCTCGCCTTCTGACCAAGCATCATCCATATATTCACTGGCTGTCTTACATTCCAGTATACCATATGGTATACCTTCATCATTTACTATAAGTCTATCAACATTGGCAATTGCCCATGGATAGTCCTTGTGGACAAGCGTCGCTGGGGATACTACAACCTTGTTACCAGTTCTCCTGACATATTCATTGGCTACAATAGGTTCTAATATATGACCAAAATGCATTCTCTCTAACGCAGCCTCACTATGTTCGTCTTCGCTATCTTGATACTGCCCGGTCTTCTTAAGATAAATTAATCTAGGGCTTGAGTATTGATTGACCCCACATATAGCACCGACATCAGAGCCACCAATACCATTGGTCCTATTTGCTAACCATTCCTTCTCATCTTCTTCCTGAGTGACTGTAGATAATATATTGCAATTGGTAAGATACTTTAATACATCCATTATTTATTCCTCCTTTTAATATTCAGTTGCTGAATAGTAGTTTTTTCTAGCCCTTTCTATTTCATCAGGTGTGAACGGCTTCTCAATACAATGCTCCAGGAACTCTGTTCCGATAGGCATTCTCCTGTAGTCACTTCTAACACGCTCCACTAGGTGATTATTGGTCAAGAATTTTAACAACAATCTTAGGTCATCTTTAGGTAATCCTGTATAGTCTTCCAAAGTAAATCTATTAAAGAATGGTAATTGGTACAATACCTTAACCATTTCATTAAAGTCTTGCAGCGGTAATAATGCAAACATTGTACGTAACTTATTAATGTTAGCATCGGATGAATCTGTGTTAATTTTCTCTTGCTCACTTAGCTTGTCGTAGCCCATACTCTTGGAGCTGTATATTCTATCCAAGAAATTAACTACAAACTCCACATGCTCCTTCTTAACTACAACGTCTTCTCCATCTGTAGTTGAAAATACACAACATGCACACGCTATCGATAACCTAGCGATTTTAATACGTTGGTCAGCCGCCTCAACTAAGGGCACTCTAGAAGTATATTTCTTACTCATCTGTGTTGCTAGTTTTAATATTGTAGCAACAGCATCGTCTTCAAACTTAATATGTTCAGGTCTACGACTCCATGCCCACAATACTCTCATATTACAATGGTCTGATGTGTATACATGAGGTACTGTAGGGATATCGTCTAGACTTCTATTAACCAGCGATGGGTTGACGTCTCCAGACGCTACTGCAATAGCTAGATCTAATCTTCTAATGTCTTCTGTTTTACCAAACAACTTAAGTATGGACATAACACCATAAGTCTCAGCATTAAGTTGTCTACCATTCCTGGGATTAGATATATAGATGGCCCTAGTTCGCGCTGTGGTTTCAGCTGTTATAACGCCAGTAGTTCTAGCTATACCAGAGGACCTAACGTCTGACATCTGTGCTAAATCATCCTCGCTAAGCCCTGACAGCTCATCTATAGTTATAAGACCGCCATCATTTAATGGGAATGCACCCCATACTAAAAACCATCGCTTGTTGTTCTGTTGCATATTGTATACTAGACCTGTACGCCTTGATGACTCACCAGAGTGTAGTTCACCCAGTTTGTAGTGGTGCATAAGCCTTTCTACAAGTGTAGTTTTAGCTTGGCCTGAGTCACCTATAATAAGCAGCTCGCCCCAACCCCTAGTTATAAATTGCTCCTGGAAATAGAAGTTTAATACTGTATGATATACGAGGTCAACTGCTATTCCCACGTCGCGGCGCTCCCAAATATAAGTTACGTTCCTCTCTAGGTCCTTGTGAATTTCATTGAACTTATCTTCAATTGTTTGCCCGTCCTTAACTTGGAATATCTTTAGCATCTCGTAGATATTGTCGCTCATTTCGAAGTCGTTAATCATATTCTTCTCAGGATACGCTTTGTCAAACAAATATGTTGCGTATTGTGTTTGTGGATCAGGATACATATATCCAACCAATGTGTATCTTTCATTCGTTTTAAGATTTTTACCTATATAATACCCAGTTCTAACTACATACTCATGTTCCTTTGCGAAACCGAAGTTTGCTTCAGCTTTTGGTATCATCCTTATTTCTTCTATATTCATATATTTTTCAATTGTTATTTTTGGTTTTGGACACGACTTGTTAATTCCTAGTATCTCTTTTATAACTGCTTCCTGTTGTGCCTCAGTACATTTTATTAGCTTCATTATATCTTTATTTGTAGCCTGTAATGTTACTGTATACTCTCCTGCCATTGCTGCTAGATAACAGCTACTACACTTCTTATTATCTGCGTCTGCTGCGTCGCCGCAGTATCCCTTTATTACTTCAGGGCACATATACGGCGTGGTATCTTTACCTGAAATCATAACTGGTACTCTTATCCTAGTCCCATATAATTCTGCATTAGCTGAGTCAGCTAGATGTACTTCCTTAGCTTCTGTTTCGTTTGCTAAGTTTACTTTTTGAGAAGGGTCTACATACTTCACAGCGTTATCCAGTAATCTTTGGAAATCCTCAGCTGTTTGTCCTGACTTTACATAGAAGTCAGTTATATCTCCCTTTTCTGGGAAATCGTCTGGCCACTGTACTACATATACATCTACAATTCTAAATAGCTTCTCGCATATCTTTTGTGTAGCTATACGTCCAGCCTCATCATTATCTTGTGCTATATAGACACGTTTTTTATTTCTGAAGTATTTAGTCCACTCTGGTCGCCACGACCCCGCGCCACTGGTTGGACATGCTGAAGGGAATCCGTATTGTTCATTGATGATACGGTCCATTTCACCTTCACACCATACTACATATTCTATATCTTCATCGATTAAGTTTTCGATACCAAATATCCTAACCTCACCATATGTGTTCCCTACTTCATCTTCATAGTTGGTTACTTTATATTGATCTTCATATGAGTTCCATTTATATCTTCTGAAGTTTACCAGAGTATTGAATTCATCATATATTGGTATAGTTATTCTTTCTCCATCCCATCCTATCTGGAAACGCCTAAGCGTCTCATCTGTAAGACCCCTTCGCTCACGTAGTACTGTTCTTATAGGTCCTGTTAGACTCATCAACGCTTGATGGTATTCAGATACTAAACCTATGTTGATATCAGGTCTTGTAGGCTTTGTACTATCTGGTCTCGGAATACGCAGCGCATCGCCAAGTTCAAACCATGCTTCCTCACTAGATAATCCATACAATGTCTTGTAGAGGGTATGGACGTTTCCTTTGCTATGGCATGTCTGACAATAATATACTCCTTTTAGTACATTGACCGTCAGTGAGGGTGTATTATCAGTTTGGTTTGCGTGTAGTTCTTTAAACGGACATTCCGCCTTCCATTCGCTACCGCGTCGATGAATATTCTTTAACTCGCTCATAAAGAATGCTTCGTTATCAATCTCTGCTAAAATTCTGTTACGATAATCCTTCCAGTTAATTTTCCTCACCTCCAGGCTCATGATACCTGAAAGTAAAACCCTTGCATGTCTTCTGGTATCCCTTACAGCACAAACGTATAGCTGAAGCACCGCCTTTTGATGGGGATGCTAATCCTATCGCTCGAGCAGCTTCTACCAATGAGTTATGTGTAGCTACTAACTTACCATCCTTAAATTGGTCTACTTTGTGACACTTCCTACCTAGCCCGTTATCTATAGCATGACGCATATTCTCTTTATATGTTGCCCACTCTAGATTGCTTACTACATTGTTTTGTTTGTTACCATCTATGTGATTTACTATAGGCTTATTCTGAGGGTTGTCTATGAAGTTACGCGCTACTAACCTATGCACTGTGACTGTTTTACGAGTACCACCGTGAGGGTATACTGTTACGCTAAGGTAGCCCTGAGCGGTTACTGTCTGTGTTAACACTTTACCACTAGTATCTTTTACTATTCCTGTATCACTTACATAACAATCATATTGTTTATCATATTTCCAGTTCAACCTCATCATTCCCCCCATTAGAAAAGATTAGGGAGGCTTCTAACCTCCCATATCTATCATTAAAACTCAACTGAGTCTATCTCCTCCTGGGACGCATGAGATGTGGAAGCTGCTTCAGTATTAGTGTCACCTAAATCATATACTAAATCAGAGTTTCTGAATGACTTAAATAACTTCATTCCAAAGGCTCTATCCTCTTCTGAAGTCGGTCCTGCAGCGGTAACTACAATGTTATACCATTCGTTTCCACCTTTAGCCATTAGCTTAGAGTCCAAGATATATCCATGGTTCCACATGTTTTGCATTGTCACTCTTGCTAGACTATATAGTTTCCTACCTTCATTATAGTTAGTCTTTGAGAAGCTTAGTATAATCGGCATTCTCTCTCCTTGGATAAATCCAAAGAAGTTGATGTATTTTGTACATTTAGGAAGAGCTTCTCTGCCTACTTTAGTGTTGTCGAACTCGTTTCTTCTGCACTGAGCGCACATCTTTGAAGTACCGTCTGCCTCGAAACCTCTCTTACCATCTTTAGCATGGCAGTATATTCCTCCTCCATCTGCTCTATCTTTCCACTCAATATTAGAGTTGAACTTAAACACAGGTATGAATACTTTGCCATTTAGTTTTTCTACAGTTAGTGAGTTTACTATATCTCCCTCATCAGCTAACTTATCTTTCCTCTCTGGACTAAGCGCATTGATAACCTTTATTCTAGGTATAATCATATCGCCTTCATTATCGTCTTCAAATCCTAACGGTGTGCCATTCATTGAGTCTATCATTGATTGGTTTTCTTTCTTTACTAAATCTTTCATTTTTAAATTCCTCCTTAATTTATTATTTATTCAAATGCCTTACAACATAATCCTGCTGTTTAGCATCAAATATTAAAAATTTTACAGTATCAAATTTGTTGTACAATAATGTAGCTGCCATTATGTTTACTATTGCAGGTCCTGATATTAACAAGTAGTCATCCTTAGTAAACGCTGCAAGACCTTTTTCTAGCATAGCTCTTACTGTACTCGTCTTAAATATCGGTATCTTTCCCTTAGTAACATCCACCAGTTTTCCATACCGTTCTGCCTTTGAATAGTTATGATGTGTATTATTTACTACATAAACTTTAGCCATTATTTCACCTCCTAATTTGTACTTTAATATTATTATATCATAAAAGAATGCGGATGTAAATAGAAAGTTTTAAATACTGTGCCTAGTTGACTGATCCAAGATTATTAGCTGTATCAGCATAGACGCTGGCTATTAGATCTGCCATCACATTTACAATAATCAGTTCCCTCAGCACTTCGCTGTCTTTTCCTATACTTATGCCATTATTTTTTTCAAACAATGCGCACGTTAAATCTAACTCTTTCTGTCTCTTAGGATATTCAGCATCAAACTTCTTAGCCACCGCGTCATATAGGGCCTGTAATGAAGCATCTGATTCTATTAACTTCTTAGCAGTTACTTTGCCGAATGGAAATACGTGTCCCTTTATATGATAAACTACAATTTCTTTATCTTCTAGTGCACTTAGTAAACCAGATGCTATCTCCCATAGGTCCTTGTTCTTAACCTCTTCACCTTCAGCGGTTATCCAGCCCTTGTTTTCCCAATTCTTGTACCATTCCTTATTGATACAATTTACTACATATTCAGAGTCTGAGATTATATAGATTAGCTCCTCATTAGATTTAATACATCTTTTAAGCGCCTGTAGTAAAGCCAATATTTCACCACGCTGTCCAGTGGACTGTGTCTCATATACGGCATCATGTCCATATATCTTATTACTACTTTTATCTTTAGCTATATAGGCTCCAACTGAAAAGCATTCCGGCGTCCCAGGTTTCCTACAGGCGCCATCTATTGCTATTATCATTTAATTACCTCCTAATGTTAATTTACCAACATTAGCACCATGTTCCTTCACTAATTCAAACGCCTGTTTCTTAGTGAATCCAGCTTTTATTAGTGCGTTAAAATATATCATCATTTGCTCTGCGACAACATTAGTCATCATCTCATATTCTGGCATTATACTTTTGAGTTCTTTTGCTGCCATTTCCATTTGGAACTTATCAAGTATGTTCATCTCTAACCTCCTCACACAATCATGGCGCCAACTATCCTAACATTAGGGTTAGTTAGTAGCCTAAATTCATCATCGTACATAGTAGTGTAATACTCTAACTTAGCGTCAATATTAGTTGTGTTCGTTATAATCTCAATAGCCCCTGTTGGCAATTGTACAGCAACTACTAATACCTTTGGTTCTTTAATAGTTTCAGCTACGGCTAGTAACTGCTCCTTAAGTGTTAATTTATTTGTCATAACACATCCTCCTCTACATATTCCCATTTATATCCGGCGGCGCTGTTTCGCACACCCCTGCATGCCTTGCGTATTTCACATTGATATTTATAACCTATAGCCTTTGCGGCATCGCGTATGGAAGGATATATCACCCCTGTGTCAATGCACCTAACTTTCCTATCCCTAGAATGCCTAATATTCTCTAATGCAGTCACCCATTCTAAATTACTTACCTTATTATTCTGCTTATTCTTATCCTTATGGTTCACCTGGGGTAAATTATCCGGGTTTGGTATAAATGTTTCTGCTACTAATCTATGCACTAACATTGACTTGGGTTTACCATCCTTACATAGTCTAACCCTCATATATCCAGTTGGTTCCATAGTTGGTTTCTTCAACTTCATACCGTAGCTGGTATGACGATATACATTACCATCCGTATCTATTGAATATAGTCCTTCGTAGCCCCTTATTTCACGTATCATACTTAACACCTCCGTATCTATTGAATATAGTCCTTTATTTCACTTATCATATCTAACACCGCGGAATACGGGGCAGTTTAGTGACACGTTTCCTAACTGGTCTTTTGATTCTCCAAAGGTGTCTACTTCAATTGTCTTACCAATTATTTCCTCCGGGTTATTCCAGAAGCGCTGCCTTTCTTCATCGCTAAATCCTGAGCCAACTCCAACCCTATAACCTTTGTATTCTACAACCGCGGCGCCTAAC